GGCTATCAGGCGTGAAAAGTGTGAGGTGAGTAGTGTTTAAAGCGGGTAGGGTGGTGAGATTGTCAGATTACAGGCACAAAAAACCCGGCTGCTGGGCCGGGTTGGTTATCTTAGTTGCTCTTAGTTATTAGGGTAAGAGCGATAGTGCTGACGAACGTTTTCGAGTTCACCGAAACGTACGCGGCAGTAACTGCGTACGTAAACTGATTTATCATGTTCGTAGATGTAGTCATCACGATTAATATCATGTGCCATCATAACTGTTTACCTGTATTTAAACACAGACTGTAATCCCGTCCAGCCTTGCGTTTGCCCCGGGTAACAGTTATTCTTAAGTTCTGATACGAAAGAGTAACGGTTAACCTGTTCTCAGGAAGTTTCCAAAACTTCCACCTATAAAGCCCTGTTTCCAGCAGGGCTTTATTCTTTTGTAAAGTCGTCAAACATAGCAAATGAATCGACGATTGCACTTATGCGTTTTGCCTCTGCCTTCGATAAATCGCGAGGTAAGTTGGTGATAGTTACAATTAAATCATTGCGAAGTGGTATTGGAAGTTCAAATGTTTTTACTTTTATTTCAACTTCAATTTTCGGATCCGGCTTCTGCATCGAACGAGTTCGCTTTGCTTTGACTAAAGATTTTTCGCCATTTTGGTAAGCAATGAATTTCTCAACTGCACTTTTGAACCGACTTTGATATGTTCGTGCCGTGTTTGGCTCAACATTGTTCATTACTGAATAATCTTCAATTATTTGGGGTATGTCCCACTCTGAGGCTATTTTACCATCAGGGATGATATCAAATAGCAACATGCTGGCCCCTTGAATATTTTCAGCTGTTCTCTCACTAACAATGCCAAGTTTATGGAAGTCATTTATAAACTTAAGGAAATCTTCTTTAGTTAGTCCTTTTGTATCCATAATAAAAACTCTCATAAGATGATCATTTAAAAGGATTTTTTCATAATCAATCTTGAGAGTCAAGATGTTTGAGTTTAATTCCAACTCTCAAACTCTTTCTCGCTTCTTTCCTATGCCTACTATGATATTTCGTTAACAAAAAAGGCCGCCTAAGCGACCTTAATCATTCTACTCTATGGGCTAGCAGTGGGTTTACCTGAGTGATAATAAATCTATCAACTTTTCAGCACTCACAATCGCTGGGTGCTTATCTACTTCATCTAAAACGCTTCTGTAATCTGCAAGCAAGCGCTCAAGTTCCTCAGCCTTAGTCTTTGTGCTTCGCCTCAATACTGCATCCCAGCTCTTACGCGGAAAGTTAATGAGATTATTATCAGGAGGACGCCTTTTGCGACTTAGAGAGGATAGGTGGCCTTCAAGATATTCAATGACTGGCTCCGCAACTGCATTCCACTCTTTGCGCTTATCGTTCCCCACTGCAGCCTTATAGCCAAAATAGTACGTTGCAGGTAATGCAACGACTGATATAATTATTGCTATAGTTGCAACGGCATCACTGTATGTCATGGAGATATCCCTATGTCTTTCTCAGGTTCCGATATTCTTGCCACTGTCGCATTAGTTGCTTCGGTCACTAACCTAACAGTCGTCCTGTTTATGTGCTGGCGTGCCCGGAATTGGTAGGGCTAGCAGTGGGTTAGGGTATTAGACCAACCGCAACTTTGTTTCGACGGCTACGCCAATAATTTTGCAATTCCCATTGATTGGCACAAGAGGCCATGCTGGGTTTAACCCTTTTAGGTAGCGTAACCCGCCATCGATAACCAACTTCTTAAAAGTAACTTCGTTAGAATCTGTTAACTTAGCAATGACAAGGTTTCCGTTAACCGGCTCACGCCCAGTATCAAACAATACAAAAGTTCCTTCTGGCACGCTTAGACCAACTGGAGCCGTCATTGAATCCCCATCAACTTCTAGCCAAAATGCCTCACCTTGAACGTGGGCGTCGGACTCCAGCCATAATTCAATGTCCCTGATCGTATAAACCTCAAGCGCTTCCGCCCAAGCGCCAGCTTGCACCTTGCTTATTACCGGATACCGCACGCCGGGAGTGTGAACGCCAGCGAATGAAACATTACCAACACCTTTCCCAAACATTAAGTAATCAGGATCAGTGTTTAAAGCCTTGGATATTTCCAGGAGATTTCTGGGCCGCTTCGTTGTGCCATTTTCTAAATTTACAATGGACTGTTGTGTAGTCCCTGCCTTAAGCGCCAGCTCACTTTGCGTCATGCCTAATTCATCGCGCCTAGCTTTAACTCTTTCTGCAATGCCCATAAATCACCTCATAAATTTCCTCCCAATAGTCACAAGAAAAGCTGTAATTGACAAACAAGGTTTCTTGTCTGTAAAATACAAGAAACTTTGTCAAGGAGGCAATATGGAAACTATATCGGAACGCCTCAAACAAAAGCGCTCAGAGCTGAATCTTACGCAGGCTGAACTGGCAGAAAAGGCCGGTATTAAGCAGCAATCAATTCAGCAAATTGAGTCAGGCGCAACCAAGCGACCTCGCTTCTTGTTTGAAATCGCAAGCGCACTTCAGTGTGAACCATCTTGGTTGTTATACGGAACCCCAACAACCAAAGCAGCTTAATCACCACCGCTCTTTAACACTACTGACCTCACCCCGGAAAGTCTGGGGCAACCAAAGTGACAAGCTCACAGCTTTGTCACGTAACAACATCTAACAAGGGAAGAGTACGCAATGGAACGTGCAACCACACGCAACAAGGCTCGAATCATTGAGAGCCAACTACTGAACAAGATTGCATTACGAGGCGTCACTGACATTGCTGACGCTGTAGGCGTGGATAAATCACAGATATCACGCTGGAAAGAAAGCTTCATTCCGAAGATATCAATGCTTCTGGCTGTATTGGAATGGGGGGTAGTCGATGACGAGATGGCAAGGCTGGCTAAGTCAGTAGCGTTGTTGCTCGCAAAACAAAAATCCCCACGGCTAGGTGGGGACTCTGAACAAATCACTATGTCGTTTTAACTGGACAAAACAACAGGAGTAATTATGCGAAAGAAACAAAGAAATAGCAATAGAAGCGATGTTACTCAGCAGCGTTCTGCAAAGCCAGACGAATTAGTCATGGTCTGCGTGGACAATCCAATATTCGGTCACAAGCTCGTTGAGAAATTCAAGGAGCTTAAGGCTATGCAGGGGAAGGCCAATGAGTAACGTCTTAGCGTTTCGTCAACCAGACACAGTAAGGCCGGAGGCAACCGGTAAGGGGTTTGCCTTGATGCATAGACAATTCATGGATAGCAAGCTTTACAAGGACTCTCAGGCGGTTCACTTATGGCTGCATTTGATACTCAAAGCTAACTATTCTCCAGCAGTGGTAAAGACGGATCTCGGCGAGATGATGGTAGGTCGTGGGCAGATGATAACCGGGCGTCCAACGCTGGTATCTGAAACCTTCATTCCTGACAATAAAGTAAAAAGCTTACTGCGTAGTTTCGAGACTAAAGGGATGTTAAAAATCGAGGCTGTAGGGCGTAAATTTAGCCTGCTAACCATCCTCAAATATGATGATTTTCAGTCAATAAATTGTCCAACGGATGTCCAACGATTGTCCAACGCCAGCACCACTAATAATGCGGCTCTCAACGTAGATTGTCCAACGGATGTCCAACGATTGTCCATAAACAACAATATAACTAATAACTTATTACTTAACAGTAATAAGAGTCCATCAGCTTGCGCTGAAGACCAGCCGAAGCAGGGAGAGATTCAGAAGCCAAAAACTGAAAAGCCGAAACCTGCTTTTTCCTGCCAAGACGTCGTTGATGTTTTCCACGAAGTTCTACCAGAAGCGAAAGGCGTCCGTGCTCTGACAGATAAGCGCCGGAATCTGATGAGAACCTTCTGGGGAAAGGCCAGTAAAATCACCCGGCAACTGGATGGCGCTCCGTTCACTCTGGATAGTTGGAAATCCTACCTGACTTACATTTCCACCAATTGCCGCTGGATGCTGGAAGACCGACCTGACACTCGCTCTGGCAAGACATGGCAGAAAAAAGGGCTGGAGTATTTCCTGAACGACGAAACTTATCTTCAAGTCCGAGAGGGGGCCAAGGATGACCGTTGATTACAAAACACCACCACACAACCTCGACGCAGAACAAAGCGTTCTTGGCGGCCTGATGCTGGATGACGGCAGTGATAACGTCGCTAAAGTCCTGTCCATGCTGAAACCAGAATCGTTTTACACCCGCCCGCACCAAGTTATTTTTGCTGAGATTAAAGACCTGGTAAGCAGGCAGATCCCTATTGACCTTCTGACGCTGTTCAACCAGATGGAGAACAAGGGGATCAGCAGCACTGTAGGTGGTTTTGCTTACATGGCAGAGCTATCGAAGAACACCCCAAGCGCCGCTAATATTGTGCATTACGCGATGGAAGTACGCGACAAAGCGATCACCCGTTACAGCATTGCCAAAACCAATGCGATGACCGAGTTGCTTTATGCCAACAATGGCATGACGGCGACCCAAAAGCTTGAGGCGATACAGGCGCTATCTACCGAGATCACAGATCACGCCAAGACAGGTAATCGTCGTGGTGCAAGGCCATTTCGTGAGTTGATGGAACACTGGCTGGATGAAGTTGAAGAGCGATTTAGCAACCCAGACAAGGCTCGCGGATTATCAACCGGGATCCCGTCTCTGGATGCAATCTTGTCACCTAAAGGGATTGTGAAAGGCTCGCTATTTATCATTGGTGCCCGCCCGAAAATGGGTAAAACCACGCTCTACGGCCAGATGGCTATCAATTGTGCCGTTGTTCAGCGCCTACCAGCTGTTTTGTTCAGCCTTGAAATGCCAAACAGCCAGATTATCGAGAGAATGGTAGGTCAGGCATCAGGAGTTAATACCGATATTTTCTATCGCGGTGCGGACAACGATTCTGATTTTGCTCGGGCCAGCGCATCAGCACTGGAAATAGCAAATACGGACAAGCTGTTTATCGATGACACCCCGGGCGCAACACTGGCCCACATCCAAGCTGAATGCCGGAGAATTAAACGCTCTGAAGGTCAGATCGGTATGGTGCTGGTTGATTATCTAACCCTCATGAAAGCCGAAAAAGCAGAGCGTACCAACTTGGGTTACGGGCTTATCACCCAAGGGCTAAAAAATCTCGCTAAAGAACTGGATTGTGTTGTTGTGCTACTGACTCAGCTTAACCGTGGGCCAGAAAGCAGAACCAGCAAACGACCTAAGCCCAGCGACAGCCGCGAGACAGGGCAGATTGAGCAGGATTGTGATTACTGGCTTGGTATCCACTGTGAAGAAGACGCATCAGGACTACCTGACCGGTCATTCACCGAGTACCTCCTGCCGCTTAATCGTCATGGGAAGACTGGTGTTTGCTATGTCGAGCAGCGAAATGGTGCGGTGTATGACCTAAACCAGATCGAGGCTCAAAACCGAGCGAACAACAACGATGAATCACAAAAGCGTTATGCAAAAAAAGGGGGATTCTGATGGCATCGGAAAGGCTAATTCTTAGGTGTAGTTTCTGTGAAAAAAATCAGCACCAAGTAAAAAAACTCATCGCTGGGCCATACGCTTACATTTGTGAAAGTTGCGTTGTTGACTGCGTGAAAGTATTGGCTGGTATACCCACTGGGGAAGAAATAAACGAGGGAAATCATGATGGACATAACTAAATCGCAGTCTGACTTTGAAGATTGGTGGAACGCTCCAGAACAAGCTGAATTGAGAAACAGTTGCGCAATGTGGTGGGGCTTTAGAATCTGGAAAGCCGGTCGTGAAAGCATCGAGGTAGTTATTCCGCCTTTCGACGGATACAAGGACCACGTGGCTAAAGAGTTACAGGAAGCCTTAAAAATAGCCCTCCGCACTGCCGGTATTCGAATCAAGGGAGAGAGTGATGGAACTAAATGACCGAATAAAAGCGATGCATGAACTAGCCAAGAAAATTAACGACGGTCGCAAGCCTGAGTTTGGTGACTTAATGCGTAATCCGTGGGCAGGCGAGGGTAATCCACGTCGAGATGCTTATTTCGTCAAATCTAAAGTAACCACGGGACGAATGAACCCCGGCATTTGGTACCAGATGACCGACAGGAAAGGTAATTTCTGGGACAGTGACGCTAAGTCATTAATTTTCATTGACCACCTTAAAGGTGATGAGGTTTTCCCATGAAAGAATTAGATAGTTTTACAGTAGAGCAGTTAAACGATTTCATTAAATCAGACCACACTCAATGCGGTGATGTGGCAGCACTGGCAAGAATCGCTTTAGCTGCAAAGAGGGCTGAGCCGATTTATCAGTATCAGTCAGGGGTATGCATGTTCGACGACATTGAATGGGTTTGGGATGACTGCGATAAAGGATTTTATGTCCAATACGACCCCACCCGCCGCCGCATCGTTTACACCACCCCACAGTTGAACTCTCCGGAGATACCAGATGGTTGGAAGCTGGTTCCGATTGAGCCAACTTTAGCAATGCTCACACTGCTCGGATTGACAGGAAGTTTTGAAAGCATGTTAGAGCGTTATGCCAATATGCTAGACGCTGCGCCGGAGAGGGAAAATGGATGATTTCTGTTTACACCAAAGTACCTTCAAGCAGTTAGGCGCAACTCTTCAAATACTCATCACCTCCGGCAAGAAATACCGCGTCTCAATCTGTGAATGGCGGGAGAAACGCAGTCTCAACCAGAACGCACTCAGCCACATGTGGTATGGCGAAATAAGCGCTTACCTCATCAAGTCAGGCCGCACTGACGCAACGCCAGCATGGGTAAAGCGTAACCTCAAAAAAACCTATCTCGGCTGTGAAGAGGTCGAATACACCGACTTTGTGACCGGCGAGAAAGTTAAAATGTGGGAACCGCGCCATACGTCAAAGCTCGATACTGGCGATATGCATTTCTTTCTGTCTCAAGTCGAAATGTGGGCCGCTGAATTTGGGTTGGCGCTGACCATTCCTAATGGCTGCGAATATTCAAACCTCAAACAAAAGCAGGTGGCGTGATGAAAGAGATTGATGCTCTTGAAGCTGCGTTTATCAAGGCTGGAAAGGCATTTTCCAAGGCACTCCAAGATGCAGGGTTATTGCTTGAAAAGCATAAGAAGCCAGACTTGATATCAATACCGCGCCCGGAACCAATAGAACCTTGGCGGCAGAAAGGGAGAAAGCCCTGGAGTCGACGCCGATGACGCGACGAAGCCCAACCCAGATAGCCATAGACAACCTGATATTCCGCAAGACCTCTCGAACCAAGCCTAAACCCCCAATCCACGCCAGCCAGATACCAACCTATGACCCGGTACCGGTATTGCTGCGCGCCAAATTCGACAGAGTAAGGAGAACGCGATGAAAGACTATTCAGCAATGAGTGACGAAGATATTAATAAATTGGTGGCTGGGCACATCAGTTTTGCTGACAAACTGATGGTAGGGACTGGACAGAAGGACTACTGCAAAAACATCGATGATGCTTGGAAAATAATTGCAGAAAACAGAATCAATGTGGAATGGCATGAAATGAAAAACGACACTTTTAAACCATATGCTTTATCCAATGAAACCATGATTGGTTACTACGATGACAGCGCCCTCCGTGCCGCAATGATTGTATTCCTGATGATGAAAGACAGGGGGAATAGCCATGCCTGAACTCCCCCAATCAATATGTATCTTCTGCTTCCTGATGCTTAATAAGGGTGAAACCTACGCTCATCAGAAATGCATTGATAAAGCAGCGAAGGAGGCCGGGAATGATAGCCAAACTCCCAAAGCACCGGAATTGTAAAGTATGCAATGAGAGGTTCAAGCCTGACCGCGTAGAAACGTGGTGGTGCTGCCCAGAACATCGAGAAGAGTACTGCATAATTTTATACAGAAAAGACCGTGAGCGAAGGCAGAAGAAGAAATCAGTAGCAGATAAGCAGTTAGCCAAGACACAGAAAGACGAATTGAAAGCCAGGAGAGAGAAATTAAAGACCAAACCTCAGCGAATGGCAGAGGCCCAAGCAGCGTTTAACAAGTATGTGAGGCTCAAATATTTAGGCACCCCCTGCATAAGTTGCGGCAGGTATCCAGAACAGAAGTACGGCGGAACGATGGAATGTGGTCACTATCGAAGCCGAGGCTTAACACCCCACCTCCGATTTAATCTTCACAACACTGGTTCCCAATGCGTTTATTGCAATCGACACCTAAGCGGCAATGTAGCTGGGTTCAGAATAGGGCTTATCGAGCGTGACGGCTTAGATAAGGTTCAGGAAGTAGATTCAAACCACGAAACCCGCAAGTTCGACATTCCATATCTAATCCGCATTAAAACCATCTTCACCAAAAAAGCCAAGATGCTTGAGAAAAGGCGATCCCATTTTCAGGAGGTAGCAGCGTGAACGCATATGTGAAAACCATTCCAGAGTTACTTATCGCCGCTTATGGCAACCAATCAGCTGTGGCAGCCCAGCTAAATACTCAGCGCTCAACGGTAAAAAAGTACGCCAATGACGTGAAGGGCGAACGCCACGCAATTGTTAATGGTCGGCTGATGGTTGGGACAACTGGCAGGAAGAGGATTGAGAAATGAGACTGGAATCAATAACGAAACACTTCTTCGCTAAATCCACAATGATTAGTGACTCTCCACGGGCAACGGCTTCTGATTCACTTACCGGCACCGATATCATGGCAGCGTTAGGGTTGGCAGACCTTAAAAGCGGCTTCGGGCTGGAATTGTTTTTGGCAAAACAGGGGATCAGTAATCCGCATCGCGCCGTGGAAAGTCTCACTCAATATGCGCTGAAAGAATCCGTTAAGTACAAAGCAATCTCTAAGCTCGATGAGGATATTAAACAAAGCGTCGTGCAAACACTCGCAAGATATGCGTTTGCTGATTATGCGCGGAGTGCTGCCAGTGTTCGCGAGTGTGAATGCTGTAAGGGGGAAGGGTTCACTGAGTCAGAGGTATTCACAACTAAAACGTCAATGCCACTATTCAACAGGGAGATCGTTAAAGGTTCCATTAGTTTTGGAATTGAGGGATTCCGGCCTTCCGAGTATGAAGTTCATAGGGATCTGCGTGAAAAACTAAAATTGCTATGTAAGCCGTGCGGCGGGAAAGGCGTGGTTTCAAATTCATGCCGGTGTAATGGGAAAGGCACTGTGGTGGACAAAGAGAAATCAGAACAACAGGGGATTCCGGTTTATAAAACCTGTGGGAAATGTTCAGGTCGTGGATATTCGCGGCTTAAGTTTTCTGACGTCTACGAGGCTATTAGAGAACACCTTCCTGAACTGGCATCCAGCACATGCTACGAGAGTTTTAAGCCGCTCTATGAGCTGCTGGTAACGAAATGCCTAATGGAAGAGGGTGTGGCTGATTCAATGCTTGCAAAAGTAACCCGATAGAACACGATGGGAGCATGATTGCCACGGATGGCGACATTATAAAAACAAAGTCTTGCATTTTCCGGAAAAATGGACTAGATTCATCTCTAACGGTGGTAATTGCATCCGTTGAAGTGGTTAACCACCAAATAATCCCAGCCCTTGAGCTGGGTTTTTCTATTTTAGGGCTGCGCTATTGCGTGGCCTTTTTGCATTTAGCTCCCGTCAAAACAGTCAATCACTGAAAACACCCTCACATTTTCGAATGACTACAGCGGGAGCTATTCCCTACACAACAGCATACGAACCCGACCAACGGCGGGAAGATAATTCCCCAAATGGGGGTGGGTTATGAAAATGGAAAAATACTCAAGCGGTATCGCGAAATTCTTCGGTGGGCTTTTGATGGGGTTTGGAGCGATGTCCTTAAATGACTGGGCTGTTCTTATTGGTATGGCTTGTGCTGTAGGTACGTTCGCTCTGAACTGGTACTACAAGGACAAGGAATTCAAGTTGAGGTTTAACCCTAAGTCTGGAGCTGAAAATGTCACCAGCGCTGAGGAATAAGATAATTGGCGTATCGGCTGCCGGGGCATTAGCAATTGCTGGGGCATTGCTTGGTGGTGACGATGGGTTAGAAGGCCGCAAGCATGTAGCTTACTACGATGTCGTGAATGTTTTAACGGTATGCGATGGTCACACTGGTAAAGACATCATCCCCAACAAAAAATATTCAGATGCTGAGTGCGATTCTTTATTGCAGAAAGACCTGGCACCAGTACAGCACACTGTCGATACAGCAGTAAAAGTCCCCCTGAGCAAATACCAGAAAGCCGCGATCTACTCATTTACCTATAACGTTGGCCAGAGCGCATTTACCAAATCCACTCTGCTTAAAAAGCTCAACACAGGCGACATCAAAGGCGCTTGCGATGAGTTACGCCGCTGGACATATGCCGGTGGCAAGCCGTGGAAGGGATTACAGAACCGACGCGAGATAGAGAGGGAATTATGTTTAGCGGGTTAAAGAACATACTCACCTACCTACCGGCGTTACTGCTCATCATTCTGGCTGGCTTATCGCTTCACTTCTACAACGAAGCTGACGAGTGGCACGACAAAGCAGACGCAGCCGCCAAAGAGCGCGACGAGGCCCGGTTCATTCTCAGCAACCAGGTACGCATGGTTAACATCATCAACGATATCGCCAAGGCCAACGAGAATGACAAACAGAAAATTGCTCAAGCGGGTGAGGCTCGCGTTGTTTACATTCGAGAAGCGATTAAAGGCGACGATTGTACTAATAAGCCTGTTCCTGCTGCCGCTGCTGACCTCTTGCGGAAACACGCAAATCAAATACGTTCAGGTGCCACAGGTACCGATACCAACAAGCTTACTTTCTGACTGCATCCCTCCAGAGATACCCGAGATATTAACTTGGGGTAACAGCTTATTGCTGAATGACACTCTGCTGACGGTGATAGAGCAGTGCAACGCAGATAAGGCGAGCATTCGGCAAATTGAAGAAAAGCGGGGACAGCAGCCCCGCTGAATTAATCACCCAACTTTGCGATAAGGGTAGCCAGCTTTTTTGATGTTCACATCAAAATACTGCCCCTTAGACGGTGCGTTCATTAATGACGTGTGAACGGAGGCAGGGACTTTCGAATATTGATAGACACCGCCTCCTAGAAAAGCAATTTCCAAAGTGGAACTTGCACTATCGTAACCAACTGAATGAAGGTTTGAAGATGAAACAGGTTGACGAATCAATTGATAAATCTCCTTTAAGTGGCAAAAGCGCCAAAGAGATAATTGAACACTTCAAGAGCTATAACTTTGTCGATGATCATGGTCACCGATTGGACATGTGCTTGGACTTCACAGATTTGGTTGAAATGGCGACAAGTGCCAGAGAATAGAATTGTTTAACCCCACTGGAGGTTGATCATTATCTTGGCGGCTCGGAAAGACGAGAAGTGGTGTAGCAACGCCGAGAGGAGTAGCAAAGCCGCGAACAAAGAACATGAAGGCTCAGTTTAACGACTGGGCCTTTTTTATTGGCAGTAAATCTCCGCGCATTCTCGTGCGCAAATCAACCAAGAGCCTTTCGGGGTAGAGCTTGAGATAGGACAGTGGTTTTCGCTGACCCCTCTTGGGCTGCCCATATCTACGAGAACAGGCTCTATCACCAAAAGGTATCAGCGAAATGAAAACCTCATTAACCGTATTTTCTTCGAACAAATCCCCAGCCATGAGCAGTTTGGATTTTTTGAACAACATCATCAATCCATCTCGATGGGAAGCCGGGGAAAACCCAGTTCGGCCAGTTGACTTCCACGCCAGGGTAAATGACGAAATCGACGAAGAATTAAACTACGAAAATTTCGTAGTTGGTAAGACTGGGCACAAGACCTACTACACCACGCTGAGCATGGATCAAATGATGCTAGTTGGCATGCGCGAGTCTAAGGCGGTTCGTCGTTCTGTGCTGGCAAAGTTAAACGTGATGCATAGCCCATCAATACCTCAAACACTTCCTGAGGCATTGCGCTTAGCTGCTGACCTCGCCGAACAGAAAGCTCAATTAGAAAACAAATTGGCTATTGCCGCTCCAAAGATTGATTTCGTTGATAACTACGTCAATGCATCCGGTTCATTTGGCTTCCGTGAGGCTTGCAAGCTACTGAAGGCGAAAGAGCCAGATTTCAGGGCATTCCTGATTGCTTCGAATGTTATGTACGTTCTTGGTGGAAAGATGACACCTCGCGCTCCGCATATTGATGCAGGCCGATTCACTGTAAAGACTGGTGAGAACCTTAACAACGGGCATGCATTTACCCAGGCTAAATTCACACCGAAGGGTATTCAGTGGATAGCTGGACTGTGGGCATCTTGGCAGTTGAATAATCAGGCAGCATGACCGGCTCAAAAATGAGCTCGTTGATTTTAAAGACAAATTGAGAGTCACTTTCACAACGGCTCTCAATCATTACAGACATAAACCAGAAGAAGGAACAGAAGAATGTTAACGATTAAATTTGTCTACAAAGAGGCAGAAGAGCGAATTCACGAAGCGACAGAAGTCCGGTTATCGAAGAGCGGTAACCTGCACGTCACGCGCCCAGACAAGACAACTGATGTAGTTGAGCTGAGTCCCGGTACTACTGTCTACGTGGCTAACGATGCAGGAAAGACGGTATCTCGATACTTTGGGCTAAACAAAGAAGAACCGGAAACCGGCATTCAATTGCAATGTGCGTAATTTATAAAACTCTGCAAAAGGTGCTAACAAGTGCCTTTGACAGAATCTTATAGATGTTTCAGGTTTTATCGATTGGAAATTTCACGGCGTTTTACCCCAAATCAAAAATTCAACCAGCGGAATATTCTGTTATGGCTAAAACTAAATGGCCGAAACCGCCTAAATATTCAGTCCCTTTATTTAACTGCGCTGAAATAGTTCTCCTCCGGGAAAAAGAAGAAGCAATTGAATATCTGGATAGGCTGGGCCTTAGTTTCGATTTAAACGGATTTAACGGTTTTGCATACAGCCATCACCGGGAAGGGAAAGCTCCAATCATGATTATTGCCGTATTTGTGCATGAGCCACAGATACTTGCGCATGAGGCATGTCATATCGCATTTGATATTTGCAATCATGTTGGAGTGCCAACACCTAACGATGGTATGAACGAAACCTTCTGCTATCTGGTACAGCAGATAGTGAGCGCATTCCTTCCTCACATTAGACAGGAATGATCCCTATGGCTAATTCAGATACACAAATGAAGCGGCCATATCCGCCATTATCGTTCGTTAATGAATTCAGACCTCACATTGAATTGGTTCCCGCCACTGAAGTGCTTGAATGGGTTAACAGCCAAATACTCAGTGACGAAGGCGAGCTACACAATCTCGACCACGGACACTTAATTGACGCTGACATAAAAATCATGTGGGCATCATCTGCGTTTGAAAAACAGGGGCGCACTGTTCTTGGTCAAGCTGAGCAGGTAGCAATGAGAGCCGGTGGCTGGCAAAAGGCCCGAATGGAACAGCAAATGTATGAATGGTTTGGTGATGTGCCGACATTCATTATCACCCTGGCTGCTGATTACTGCGCTCAATGCTCTGACCTTGAGTTCTGCGCACTGATAGAACATGAGCTTTATCACATCAGTCACGCAAAGGACGAATACGGCGCACCTAAGTTCAACAAAGAAGGGCAGCCAGTGCTGAAACTGCGCGGACATGACGTTGAAGAATTTGTCGGTGTAGTTCGCAGATATGGTGCAAGCGTTGAAGTCCAAGAAATGATTGACGCAGCAAACAATAAACCAGAAGTAGGCAATCTCAATATAGCGAGGGCGTGCGGGACGTGCCTGCTGAAACTGGCCTGATTAGTTACATTACGTTAGTCATGGAGGATGCCAATGGCTGCACTAAAACCAGAGGTCAAAGCCTTCATAGTTCAAGCCTTGGCCTGCTATGACACACCATCGCAAGTGGTCGCGCAGGTGAAACAAGAGTTCAGCCTCACGTTAACGCTTCAGCAGGTGTCGTCATACGACCCGACAAAGGCCATCGCGAAGAATCTCGGACAGAAATGGATAGACCTTTTCAACTCAACTCGTTCCCGCTTTCAAACTGAAATATCAGATATCCCAATTGCCAATCGTGCTTATCGACTTAGAGCGCTTGATCGCATGGCGACGAAGGCCGAAAGCATGAAGAACTTTGCCATGACCGCTCAGCTAATGGAGCAGGCCGCGAAAGAATGCGGTGACGCTTACACAAATAAGCAAAAAATAGAAACCAAATACTCCATCGCAGATGAAATGGCGGAATTACTGAAGGAGATATCTTCTGAGGCATGATTTATGGCTGATCTCAATAAGCAATTCAGCGAGCTGAAGAAGAACTTAAAAAACAGATTCTGGCGTCTAAATAACCTCTATTACATCACTGACAAGTCGGGTAAAAGAGTTAAGTTCAGGATGACGCCTGAGCAACTCGAATATTTTGAAGGCGTTCACACTCGAAATATCATTCTGAAAGCTCGCCAGCTTGGCTTTACGACTCTGGTTTGTATCGTCCAGCTCGATGCTGCGTTATTCGAGTCGGCAAAATGCGCATTGATTGCCCATACCCTGAATGATGCTAAGCGACTATTCAGGGAAAAGGTTAAATACGCATACGACAACCTTCCAGCGATAATTAGAAAGGCCAACCCCGCTAAAAATGACTCAGTAGGCGAGTTGGTGTTCAACAACGGCGGCTCACTCTACGTCAGCACCTCTTTCCGTGGCGGTACACTGCGTTACCTGCACGTTTCAGAGTTCGGCAAGATATGCGCCAAGTATCCTGACAAAGCGCGTGAGATTGTCACTGGCGCGTTTGAAGCGGTATCAACTGACTGCTTTACCACTATCGAAAGTACTGCTGAAGGCCGTGCTGGTTACTTTTTCGATTACTGCCAAACAGCAGAAAAAGCACAGCTTCAGGGAAAAAAACTTTCTAACCTCGATTGGAAGTTCTTCTTCTTCACCTGGTGGAGAAACCCGCAGTACGCAATTGACCCGGTTGAGGCCTTACCTCAGCGCCTGGTTGATTACTTTGCAGAGATGGAAGCCAAACACGGCGTTCAACTGAACGAGCGCCAGAAATCCTGGTACTACGCCAAAGAAAAGACGCTCGGCGATGATATGAAGCGGGAATATCCAACTATTCCGGCCGAAGCATTCCAACAGTCTGTTGAGGGTGCGTATTACGCTAAACAATTCCGCTGGCTCTATACCAATAAGCGGATCTGCAAATTACCTGATAACTCACACTTACCGGTTCACACATTCTGGGATATCGGCGTGGGTGACTCAACGGCAATCTGGTTTGTTCGTGAAGTTGGCGAGGAATTCCACATCATCGACTACTACGAAAACTCCGGTGAAGGTCTACGGCACTATATGAAGGTGCTGAAAGACCGCGGCTATACGTATGGCGATCACTGGGGTCCGCACGATATCGAAAACCGTGAATTTGGCTCTGATGCCAAGTCTCGCAAAGAACTGGCGCGGGAAGGCTATGAAATTGACGGGCAGATTTATTCCATGATATTCAAAGTGGTGCCGAAAACTGGCGTTGATACCGGCATCGAGTCTGTGCGTGAAATCTTACCCAAGTGTGTCTTTGATGATGAGAAATGTGCTGAAGGCATAGCTCACCTCGAAGGCTACCGGAAAGAATGGGACGACAAACGTGGTTGCTGGAAAGACAAACCACTTCACGATCACACCTCTCACGGCTCTGATGGGTTCCGTTACTTTGCTGTAGCGAAGAACAATAAGCGCCAAGAAGCATTCAGCATAAACATGAGAACCGCATTCTAATGGCTAATAACGACATTACATTTATCCGGCCTGAACATGGGGCCGCAAGCCCGTTATGGGAAACGGTTCGCGATGTTTGTCGTGGGCCAGATGCGGTTAAGCGTAGACGGCATAAATATCTGCCAAAGCTTGACCCGACAAACAATAGTGAAGAGAACAACCGGCGCAATGATGACTATCTTCGCCGCGCTGTCTTTTATGCGATCACCGGTCATACCAAAAATGGGTTGATCGGGATGGCATTTCGTCGCGACCCCACTGTGACTATCGTCGATAAAATGGAATACCTGAAAACCAACGCCAATGGCGCAGGTATCAGCATTTATCAACAGGCGCAGTCAGTTCTTGAATCTGTATTAGAAGTTGCCAGAGAGGGGTTATACGTCGATTACAGCGCTGATATGAAAGGGGCCATCATTCTTAATTATCGCGCTGAGGACATTATCAACTGGCGAACTGAGCGGATAAATGGGCGCGATAAACTGGTTTTGGTCGTGCTGCGTGAGTGTGTTGAAGAACCAGATGGCTACGGCTTCAAGGATCGCATTCAATACCGTGAGCTGGCGATGGACGGTGGTCGGTTCGTATGTCGCGTCTGGCGTAATGTCGGACCGAAAAAGAGCGGTGTTTATGACGTTGATAGCGAATATTACCCAGTGATTCAGTTTGGCGGTTCATGGGATGAAATACCGTTCACCTTTGTTGGCGCGCAAAACAATGACCCGTCAATTGATGAATCACCTTTATTGGCACTGACTGAAATCAATCTCGGCCATTACCGAAACTCAGCCGATTACGAGGATAGCCTGTTCTTTTGTGGGCAGGTGCAGCCGTGGATCAGTGGATTAACCGAAGAGTGGCGCGACTGGCTGCAAAAGGCAGGGGTTGCTCTTGGTTCACGTTCGCCAATATTGTTGCCAAAGGACGGGGCTTCTGGGTTTAACCAAGCGCAGCCAAATATGATAGCCAAAGAGGGGATGGACTCCAAACGCGACTACATGATCTCTCTTGGCGCTCGATTGGTTGAGCAAAATAGCGCGGTAAAAACAGCAACGCAGGCAACGGGCGACCAGGCGGCGTCTACCTCTGTTCTTGGCATCTGTTGTGCCAACGTTTCAGAGGCCTATACGCAAGCACTGCTTTGGTGTGCGAAATACATGGGGAATAAGGGAGCAGAGGTTGCGTATTCCATCAGCCAGGAATTTATTCAGCGCGTTGCCGACTCAGGGATGTTGGCTGCGATTGTTGCAGCTTGGCAGAGTGGCGCAATTCGTGATGCAGATATGATCCGGGCAATGCAAAAGCTGGATATTATCGACCCAGAATCAAATCCCAATGATGTTCTGGACGAATTGAAAAATCAGAGTCCCAGCCTGACAGGTGGCTAAATGGCAACGATTAACGAAAGGCTACGTGATGAAGCAATAGCACATAGCCTGTTTCAATCGCGTTATGGTGCTGGCGTTGCCCGTAAAATGGTTAAAGTGCTCAACGAGAGCGATGCTGAGCTATCTGCTCGTCTAATTGTGGCGCTTGATGAAGTCAATCCGAATAGTGTCACAGTGAAGCGCTTAGAGAGCTTGCTAGCGAGTGTGCGCGAAGTGAACAAGCAAGCTGTTGATGCGATGTATGTCTCTCTGTCAGACGAGCTGCTGGACTTTGCAAAGCATGAGGCAGGTTATCAGCTTGGTTTGTTTGACTCCTTATTGCCGTGGCCAGTTTTAAATCGGTTCCCGCTAGCATCAATCACTCAAGAGCAGGTTTACGCCGCTGCAATGGCTCAACCGTTCCAGGGGCGATTGCTGCGAGACTGGGCTGAGAATATCGAAGCCGATCGGATGACACGCATTATCAATACGGTGAAAAACGGCTATCTGGCTGGCGATACGGTTGAACAGATGGCGCGGAAGGTACGCGGCACCAGAGCAAAAAACTATCAAGATGGCGCAATCGAGGCGGGCCGAAAGAATGTCACTGCGGTGGTGAAAACGGCCGTCACTCATATGGCTGCCGTGGCGAGGGATAAATTTGCTGATAACAACAGCAATATCATTGATACCAAGCAATGGCTCAGTACCTTGGACAATAAAACTTCTCACGATTGCATCATCCGTGACCGCCTCAAATACACGTTGGAAGGTAAACCCATTGGTCACAAGGTTCCATATCTTCAGGGGCCAGGCCGCATTCATTTCTGTTGTCGCTCAATGGAAACCTTAATCACCAAATCATGGCGAGAAATGGGGATTGATATTGATGAAATGGACGAAGGTACTCGCGCCAGCATGGATGGGCAGGTACCGGCAGGAACGACATACGGCGAGTGGCTACAGCGGCAATCTTACCGCCGACAGGTTCAGGTGCTGGGCGAGACTCGCGCCAGACTGATGAAAGATGGCGGTATGCGAACTGATGAATTTTTCACTGATAAAGGGGAGTGGCTGACGTTACAGCAGCTTCGCGATATTGACGGTCGGGCATTCTCTGATGCAGGCCTGTAGAAAACTACGCTTTAACCATTACCGCCAACGGTAAAAAACTGAGTTATCCAAAATCTGAGCCTCGCCATCGTGCGGGGCTTTTTAATGGGCCAGGCCCAGCAATAAATCCCAAGGGGACAGCATGCTATTCCGAAATATCGCACGTAAATATTATGCCGAGGCTAGTGAAGGTGGCGAAGGTGGCGGCGGGCCAGCCGCAACTATCACACCAGAGATTCAGGCATTGATTGATGCCAGGGTTAATGAATCTGTCACTGGACTCAAAACCAAAAATAGCGAATTACTCGGCAAGCTCAAAGAGCAAGGCGAGAACCTGAAACGCTATGACGGCATCGACCCGGACGCGGTGAAAACTATCCTGCAACGATTCTCTGACGACGAAGAAGCCAAGCTGATCGCCGCTGGAAAGATTGATGAGGTACTGGATAAGCGCACTGAGCGATTACGGGCTGATGTTGATAAAAAACTCAAAGTTGCCAATGACCGCGCTGAGAAAGCCGAAAGTTTCAGCAAAAAATTCAGTGATCGGGTGCTTGGTGATGCCATTCGCTCCGCCGCATTGAAGACCGGCGCATTACCGGGGGCTGCTGACGACATCATTTTGCGCGCAAAAGGCGTATTTACTCTCAACGATGAAGGTGAGGCCGTCGCCGTTGATAAAGAGGGTTCAGCTCTACTGGGAAAGGATGGAAAAACACCACTTACCCCGCATGAATGGGCCGAATCACTGAAAGATGTTGCACCGCATCTCTGGCCGCAGGCTGAAGGCACCAACGCTGGCGGCCATAAGCCGAATGGCGGCGCACTCAAGCGATCAACGATGACCGCAGCCCAAAAGGCGGATTTTATTCGCGCTAACGGGCAGCAGGCATTCTTAAAACTTCCGAAAGAATAAGGATTTATAATTTATGACCACAACCGTTAACTCTGACCTGATCATCTATAACGATCTGGCTCAGACATCCTATCTTGAGCGCCGACAGGACAACCTCGATGTGTTCAACGCCTCATCTAATGGCGCGATTGTGCTGGATAACGCCTTGATTGAAGGTGATTTCCGTAAACGTGCTTTTTATCAGCTCGGCGGCAGCATTGAACACCGTGATGTTGACTCTACCGGCAAAGTTACAGGCAAAAAAATTGGTGCTGGTGAATCAGTAGGTGTGAAAGCTCCGTGGAAATACGGCCCTTACCAGACCACTGAAGAGGCGTTCAAGCGTCGTGGCCGTGATGTGTCTGAATTCTCCGAAATCGTGGGCGTAGATGTTGCAGATGCCTCACTGGAGGGATTCATCAAGTACGGCATTCAGGCGTTGAGTGCTTCCATCGGTGCCAACCCAGACATGGTTGTTACTGCCAACATTGAAGTTGATGGCAAGAAAACCCTGACCAAAGGTATGCGCAAGTACGGTGATCGCTTTGGCCGTATTGCGCTGTTTGTTATGCACTCATCTACCTACTTTGACATCATTGATCAGGCGATTGCAGCCAAGATTTATGAAGAGGCCGGTGTTGTCGTGTATGGCGGTCAGCCTGGTACGCTGGGTAAACCGGTTCTGGTTACTGATACTGCGCCAATCGACGCCATCTTTGGGTTGCTGCCTAACGCAGTCGTGATCACTGAGTCACAGGCTCCCGGCTTCCGTTCATATCCAATCAATGATGAGGAAAACCTCGGCGTTGGCTATCGCGCAGAGGGGACGATTAACATCGACTTGCTGGGTTATAGCTGGGACGAAACCAACGGCGGCAAGAATCCCAGCCTGACAGAAATTGGTGCGACCAATAGCTGGAAAAAACATGCAACTAGCAACAAAGTGACCGCCGGTGTGATGATTAAGTTGGTTGCTGAAGATGTGGCGGCAACCGGTATCACTCTGAACAAATCGACGACTTCATTGGTTGTTGGTGCGGAGGAAGCGCTTGTTGCTACCGTGGCACCAGCCGATGCCGCGAATAAAGCCGTTACCTGGACTTCATCTGCCGCTGCAAAAGCTACAGTTGATGCCAATGGTAAGGTGACTGCTGTTGCCGCCGGAAGTGCAACCATTACCGCCAAATGCGTGGATGGTAACTTCACAGCAACTTGTGTGGTGACTGTCACTGCTGCGTAAGGGTGATGACCATGAGGGGCTGCGGCCCCTTTATCCTGGAGGAAAGGATGTTAGTAACCGATCCAACCTCAGCATATTTTAACAGCTATGCGTCAGCAGAAGATTTAACGGCATTTGCTTCCGCGCGCACAATGCATTTACCCACTGAAACAGAGCCATTACTGATTAAGGCAATGGATTACCTGAACGGCCTTAATTGGTATGGAAGCCGGGCAAAACTAACTCAGCCACTACCCTGGCCGAGATCAGGTATCACTTTTGATGGATTTAGTTACCCATCGGCCAGTATTCCTCCACAACTGATTACGGCGCAGTGCATGCTGGCCGTGGAAGCTATTGAGGGTGAGCTGCTGGGTTCAAATAGAGAGGCGGCAATAAAGTCTGAGGCTGTATCAGGAGCTGTGTCGATCACTTACGCTGTATCTGATGCCGAGTCATTCACTCCCAATTATCCGGCCGTGATGGCAATTCTGCGCGGGTTTGCTGCGGGTAACGGCTTTGCTATTAACGCAACAGCGAGGCGTTTATGACTGCAAAACTTAACATTGTTCAGTTTACCAGAGACGACAAAGCAGAACACAACAAAGCCAATGTCATCAGATTACTAAAAGAAGCGCTAGCATTTGCCGAAAATGGCAGCCCCCAGAGCCTTGCGGTGATAATGATCAGCAATGGCGATGTTATGGATTGTTATCACCATGGTGGCGCGCCATACATGATGGTAGGCGCGATTGAATCACTTAAAACTGACTATATTCACGCTCAGATAGAAAGGCGATGATATGGCTATCAATTACCCACGAATGCGAGCGACAGCAACACGATTGATTACTGAGAATGGCACTGCCTACCAGCTTACTCGCGGTGGTGGCGTCGAGTTCGTCGGCGGTGTTGAAGTTGATATCCCGCTTGAGTCATTCTCGGTTATTGGCGTTATTTCCAGTTATTCCCCCGGTGAGATTGACGGTACCTTAATCCAGAACGGCGATGTGAAAATGTCGGCTACGGCTGATGTGGAAATTCGCATTGGTGATCTGATTATGGTTGATGGTAAAAAACACCGAGTCATTAAGCCTAATCCCGTTAACCCAGCGGCATTACTGGTCTGCTACAAACCACAACTGAGGGCGTGATATGGCTGACAATTCCAGCTTCATGGCTTCAATTAATGCGTTTATCGAAAAAGGTAAGCGCAATCAGGAATTGGTGGTTCAAAAAGGGGCTATCAAAATTCTTAATCGGCTAGTCACGATGTCGCCGGTTGGAAATCCTGAACTATGGGCCATCAACCATACCGCGAAGTCATATAACGATGCTGTGTTTGAGCATAACGAGGATCTGAAGAAAGACTCAGCCAATCTAACCAAAACAGGGAGGCTGAAAAAGCGAGCCAGAGTGACGGATAGCATGGACATTAAAACGCCTGCTGGTTACACCGGTGGCCGCTTCCGTGGTAACTGGCAAGTCGATTTAGATGTTCAGCCGGATGGTGAAACGGGGCGGATAGACCCCAATGGCAACATCACCATGGCTGTAGGCAATTACATGATTGAGCAGTTCAAAGTCGGTACCAAAGCTATCTACTTCACCAACAATGTTCCTTATGCTTACCGGCTTGAATTTGGTCATTCATCACAAGCCCCAAACGGGATGATCCGCATAACCGCAGAAGAGGCAGCTAAATACTTTGTTGAAGCCGCTAATGAGGTGAATAAGTGAGCACTCAACGAATCACCGTATTACTGGAAAAACAGCTTGGAGAATGGGCGGCGATTAAAGGCATTCCGTTGGCTGCCGAGAACGTTAGCTTTGATGATACTGGCGCGATGTATTTGCAGTCGCACGTCATGCCAGCCACAACAGACGCTATTGACTTAGCGCAGGTCTCGCGCGTATTCAAAGGCGTGTACCAGATTAATATCAACGCTAAGGCGGGTAGCGGAAAATCCAAATCTCATGCTATTGCTGCTGAATTAATAGAGCTGTTCAACCTCAATACTGAGCTGACAGATGGTGTGATCACCTGCTATATCAACAGCGTTCCCAGCCAGTTTCCCGGCATTACTAACGACACCACATACACAACACCAGTCAGCATGAGTTATCGCGCTGACGTCATTTAAACCTCAATCAATCCCACATCACCGGCCTATGCCGGTTTTTTTATATCCAAAATCGGAGAATTACCATGGGCTTTGCTCTACCAAATGGCGCAGGTATTTACCTGGCTAAAACATATGAAACAGAACTGGCGGTAACGGCAGTTTCCAATGCTGTTGACGCAGTTCTTACGGTGGCTACAGGGCATGGCATCGCTGAGGGCGATATTGTGCAACTGACGTCTGGCTGGGGCGCACTGAATGACCTTGCTGCCAAAATTACGGCGACAACAGCAACTTCACTAACTCTTGGTTCCATTAATACATCCAATACAGACCGTTTTGCGGTAGGTGGCGGTGTAGGGACGGTTAAAAAGGTTGCAAGCTGGATTGAGATTCCGCAGATCACCGCAGTGGATAATAGTGGCGGTGACCAACAGATGATCCAGATTCAATTCTTGAGTGATACCCGTCAGCGCAATCTCAACACGTTCAAGGCGGCACGGTCTCAAACTCTGACGTTGGCGCATGATTCCAGCTTACCCGTTTATCCTGTGTTACGTGCCGCTGACGAAACAGAACAAACGCTGGCGACGTATATGTATGTGCCTAAAGCCAAAGAGAATCGATACTCAACGGTTAAAGTATCGTTTAACGACATCCCGACCACGGCGATTAATGCCATTGAAACGGTAGCTGTGGTGTTCAACCTCCAATCACAGGCGATGACATTCTATAAAGCCAACGCACCTGTGGCCGTTACTGGCGTCACTTTGAATAAAACCACTACCACTCTTGCCGTTGCTGCCACTGAAACCTTGACGGCAACCGTAGCGCCAGCAAATGCAACTAACAAATCCGGCACTTGGTCATCATCCGCACCAACAAAAGCCACTGTTGACCCAGTAACTGGCGTTGTCACCGGTGTTGCTGCTGGCAGTGCCAATATCACTTACACCACAACAGATGGCGCGAAAACCGCTACTTGTGCTGTCACCGTAACCGCATAAGGAACATGACTCATGGCAGTAAAATTTACCCTGGTACCGTCGCCAACATTTAAAGCAGATGTGAAAATCCCTCGGGCCGGTCTGGATGACGGCGAGTTAACCTTTACGTTTAAGCATTTACCACTGAATGAAGTATCAGATATCGAGAAAGCAGAAGGGCAGACGGGGTTAGATTTCGCAGAAAAGATAATCGAAGGGTGGGCGCTTCCCGAAGCATTTAACCGCGAAAATCTGGAAGTGCTCGCGAATAATTACCCGAAAGCCATCGAGAATGTAATCAGTGCGTTTTATCGCGAACTGCTTGGTAACCGCGAAAAAAACTAACCTCGGTTGCCACCGCTCTCTACACCCCCGAACCCACCCGCGAAGAATTGGCAGGCAACGGCCTGACGCCTGATGATTTCGACGATGTGATTATCGAGATATGGCCGGATGTGTGGCCGGCTTTCAATGTGATTAGAGCTATGTCCACCCAGTGGCGCACCGGCATGTCAGGCCCGACAGGGTTGGACTACGGCTGCCTGTCACAAGTCATGGATTGGGTGGGGGTAGAGAGTAAAGCAACCGTATTTGATGACATAAGGCACATGGAGAGCGTTGCGCTGTCCGTTATTCACAAGCGGAGCAAGTAAATGGCAGATATCGCAACAATCTCACTGCGCGCCGACACGTCCAGCCTGGAGCAAGGCGATAAAGCGTTAGACCACTTTGGGCAAACAGCGGAGAAAACTACCAAACAAGCAGGTGGCTTGAATGATGCCTTCAAAGCTGGCGCACAGAGCCAAAAGCAGAATAACGAAAGTCTTAAACAGCAACAGCAAGCACTTCAGGACTTATTGGCGAAAATTAATCCCGTCAATAACGCTCTGAATAAACTTGATGATATGCAGTTGCAGCTATCAAAGTTTCGCTCTCAAGGGATTGTAGATGACAGAACCTACCGTGAGTCGGCGGTTGCGATTGGACGTGCTCGACAGGAATTAACCGCAGCAGCAGAAGCGAGTACCAAAGCAGGCAAGGCAGCGGCAGAGCAGGCAGTAGCAGACCGCGCCGCCACAACGGCAAAAGAAAACTTCATCACTCGCTTGCGTGAGCAAACTGAACTTCAGGGGAAAACAGCATCACAGGTTCAGGAGTATAAAGCCGCGCAATTAGGTATGACCCAGCAAGCCGCGCCATTTATCGCGAAACTGAAAGAACAGGAAGATGCCTGGAAAAAAGGCGCTGTATCTGTCGGTCAATATCGTATGGCTATGCGCCAACTGCCCATGCAATTTACCGATATCGCCACCTCCATCGCCGGTGGTATGCCGCTGTACATGATCGCCATTCAGCAGGGCGGTCAGATTAAAGATAGCTTTGGCGGTATTGGCAATGCGCTTAAAGCTATGGCGTCTCTGATTAATCCAACCACTATTCTGATTGGTGGAGCAGCTGCTGCTGTAGCAGCTTTGGGATATGCGTACTTTCAAGCAGAGAAACAAAATAGCGCCTTTAATAAGGCAATTATTACCACTGGTGGGTATTCCGGTGTCACCGCTAGCCAACTGAAGAGCATGACTTATAGCATCGGTCAGTCTGGTAGTGTTTATAGTGATGCTGCGGAGGCTTTAACAAAACTTGCGGCTGCGAGCGTCAAGTCATCGGTAAATCTCCAAGACGCAGGGCAGTCGATTGTAGAATTTAGTCGATACTCAGGGCAATCAATTGATGATTTGGTAGGGCAGTTTGCCCGCTTATCTGATGATCCAGTTGGCGGTTCAGTCGCCCTGACTGAAAAGCTTCATTACCTGACTACTGCGCAGTATCAGCACATTGCGGCCCTTGCTGAAGAAGGGAATACAGCGCAAGCGGTGACTGCTGCTACTGAAGCGCTTAGCGGAGCTATGGCGCAAAGAGCCGCAGAGATAAAGAACTCCATGGGGACTTTGCCCTCATTTTTTGATGAGATAGGTAAAAGCGCATCAAAAATGTGGGATGGGATCTGGGGGCTAGGTCGCGACCCATCCGAAGCCGAGGCAAGAGCCAAGCTGGTTGCTAAAATAGGCTTTGCAGAAAATGATCCGCGTCGTGCTAATGGAGGCTCACCTACAGTATCCAATGAAACGTTATCTCAATGGAAAGCAGAGCTAGCATCACTGGATGCCGTTGAGAAAAAGCAGACCAACATAGCCCAAATAAACCAAGAAGCGATAAAGGCGCAGCAAGAGGTTAATAAGCTTATACAGCAGGGGCTGACCTCGGCAGAAAAAAGGGAAAAAGGCGAAAAGGAATTAAATCGCTGGATAGAAGCGAATAAGAAAGCTCATGCAGAAGACGCAACAGTAGCGTTATTCACTGAAGCTGAAATTGCCAAAGCTCGCGCTGGGATTGAAAAACAGAACAAAGATCCAAAGATACCAAAAGGCCGTGCAACAGCTGCCTATCAAGACGATGCAGCCACCAAAGCATTGCTCGATAGTCAGGCGCGCGTTGCCGCTTTGCGTGAACAGGCAACCGTCACATTAGCCATGACTGATCAGGAAAAGCAGCTAGCTAAATTTACTCAGCAAATTGCCGACCTGAAAAGTAAAACCATCCTCACTGCTGACCAAAAATCACTTCTGGCCCGCTCTGGTGAAATCACTGCCAGTCTTCAACTTGAGGCCCAGCTTTCACGTGAAAACGTTGAGCGCAAAAAGGCCACTGAAGCGCTGAAAAAGATGGAGGAGTATACGGCCTCCATCGTTGCCAAGAACAAGCAGAACCAAGAACGCTTTGGACTGACTTCTAAGCAGGCAGGAAGGGTAGATCAAGAAACTCAGCTTGATAACACTTTCCGCAAGGATACCAAGGGCATCAACGATGCTGAGCAACTGGCGAAAATCACAGCAGAATACAACAAGGCAAAAGCTGAGTTGCACGCTGGATTCGAGCAGGAAGATTTGAACGAAGGTGACTGGTTGGCGGGTATGACTCAGGGGCTAGAGCAGTACGGTGAAACGGCTAACAATGTTTTCTCTGCTACCGCTCAACTGGCCCAAACCACTATGGGTAGTATGACCTCTATGGCGACCCAGATGATGACTACCGGCTCAGCTAACGTTAAACATTTTGCTACCAACTTCCTGACCAGCATTGTCGATATCATCAACCGGTTGCTGATTGCCCAAGCTATTCAGGCGGCAATGGGTTGGATGAGTGGTGGTGCCTCGGCGGGCGCAGGGGCAGTAGGTGGAGCGGCCAGCAGTGCCAGTACGGGCGCTATGGGGATGTCTACCAGCTTCAGAGCTTATGACGTCGGCGGCTACACTGGTGACGGTGGAAAATTCGAACCGAAAGGCGTGGTTCATGGCGGTGAGTTTGTCTTTACCAAAGAAGCCACCAACCGAATTGGTATCGATAATCTCTACAAGATGATGCGCGGTTATGCCGATGGAGGATTGGTTAGTAATGCGGTTACTGCCACCGCGCCAATGCTCGGCATGCAGGGCGGCGGGACGGCCATATCAGTCGATTTGAGTGGCATGACAATAACCACCCAAGGAAACCAACAGCAGGATAGCGGCGCAAATAATGGAGAGTTGGTTAGCAAGGCTGCGAGAAATGAAGTCATAGCTATTGTTACTCAGCAGCTCGATCGCGCTATGGGGCAAAGTGGGCGCATCACCAATTTTGTTGCTAACAAAACGGGACGGTAACAATGGCAATTGAAACATTTCTTTGGCGAACACAGGGTGTTCCTGAAGGTAGCTTTAACCAGCGAGTGAGAACCGCTCAGTTCGGCGATGGCTACAAGCAAGTCGCTGGTGACGGCATCAACTCTGAAACGCAGTCTTGGCCGCTGACATTCCAGGGCTTAGAAAAAGAGATGATGCCCATTCTGGCATTTGTTCGCAGACATACCACCAAGTCCTGCCAATGGACGGCCCCTTATGGTGTTGTGGGCCTGTGGCGCGTATCCGCTGACTCCATCAAGGCTGTACCGGTTGGCGGTAATGTTATGTCCGTCTCCTTCACGTTTGAGCAATCCTTCAAGCCTTAATATCGAGTAACCAAACATGACAATTAATACTGACTTGCAACGATTGGAGCCGGGTAACCGCGTTCGTCTGTATGAAGTGGATGGCTCTCAATTTGACGGCCCGTTGTTGCGCTTTCACGCCGACACATTACCTCATACACCAGAAGAGATTGCGGCGGCCGGTGGCGATGAAACTAAGCTGCCGGCCAAATCCATCTGGTGGCAGGGGGAAGAGTATTCAGCATGGCCGGTGCAGGTTGAAGGCATTGAGATGTCCAGCGATGGGCAAAGTGCGCAGCCCAAGTTATCGGTCGCAAACCTTGATGGAACTATCACCGCGCTGTGTCTGGCCTTTGACGATATGGTGCAGGCAAAAGTCATTGTTCACGACACGTTTAAACACTATCTGGATGCTGTAAATTTTCCCGAAGGGAATCCCGAGGCTGATCCTGAACAGGAGAAAGTGCAGGTTTACTATATCGACAGTAAATCGACGGAAACCAACGAGGTTGTTGAGTTTACGCTCTCTAGCCCAGCGGACTTACAGGGATTACTGATCCCTACCCGACAAATTCACTCTCTCTGTACGTGGTGTATGCGCGGTGACTATCGTTCTGGAAATGGCTGTGATTATGCCGGGACGCTGTATTTCGACGAGAAAGGCAATCCGACAGACGACCCGAGCAAAGATAAGTGCTCTGGGCTGCTGGTCGATTGCAAAAAACGATTTGGAGCCGATAACCCATTGCCGTTTGGTGGGTTCCCCGGCGCGGCCCTGATCAAGAGGTAGAGATGAGAGATAAAACGCTTAAAGCGATATTGGCTCATGCCGAGGCTGAATACCCGAAAGAGTGCTGCGGGGTTGTGGCGCAGAGGTCGCGAGTCGAGAAGTATTTTCCTTGTATTAATCTGGCTACAAACCCGACCGAACAGTTTCATCTCGACCCTGAAGGTTATGTAGCGGCAGAAGATTGGGGGACCATCACAGCAATTGTACACAGTCACCCAGATGCTACTACTCAGCCATCGGAATTGGACATGGCCCAATGCGATAATAACGAACTACCCTGGCACATTGTGAGCTGGCCAGAGGGGGATTTACGAACTATCCAGCCGCGCGGTGATCTCCCGCTCATTGGCCGAGAGTTCGTATTAGGGCATACCGACTGCTGGGGCTTGATAATGTCCTACTTCAAGCAAACGCATGGCATTGAGTTGAAAGACTATCGCGTTGACCGGCATTGGTGGGAGTCAGGCACAGAAAACTTCTATATGGATAACTGGTATGAATGCGGTTTCCGTGAGTTCAGTGGCTCAGCGCAACCAGGCGACTTGATCATCATGCAAGTTTCAGCACCTGTGGCGAACCATGCGGGGATTTTGCTGGACGATGGGATGATGCTGCACCATTTATACGGACAGCTTAGCCAGCGAGTGCCTTATGGCGGCTACTGGCAGGAAAGGACGGTGAAAGTGGTGAGGTATCAAGGGATATAATTTAGATGCATCTTATTGGTGCTCTTGATGATAGTTTTGCTTTTTGATGTGCCCTTGAGTAGATTTAAGGCGTTAGTAGAAAGTCCAACCGGCTCAATAGCTGTGAAACCATACAGTTGTTTAAAGCAAGATCGCGTAAGTTCTAGTTAAATTCGTGAACTGCGTAGAAAATAAATCACTCGATTAACCAAAGATTTAGCTATTTGATAAACAACTGCGGTTGTATGTTGACGGCTCGGTCAATTACACTTCGATGTAAGTTACCTTAAGGTAACCATTGATTTAGTTGGGGGTGATTATGTTTTGCGAAGAGAAAGTAGCTCAAATGGCTGCATATCTACTGCTTAAACGCGGTGGACGCATGGCGTACATCAAACTCATGAAGTTGCTTTATCTTGCAGAACGAGAATACATTCTTTCCTATGGAGACTCTATGACTGGTGATAGAGCTGTTTCCATGGATAATGGTCCGGTTTTATCAAAAACTTATGATTTATTAAAGTCAGGCAGCCCAGACAGTGAATCACCATGGGCAGAATGGATCGCAGGAGAAAGGAACTATGAAGTTTCGATTAAAAAGAAAATTCATGGTCTTAATAACGATGATGCTTTTGATGAGTTAAGCAGGGCAGATATCCGCATATTGGATAAAGTATTTGCTGAATTTGGTGCATTTAAACGTTTTGATTTATGTGATTTAACACATAGAATTTGCCCTGAATGGCAAGATCCGCATGGTTCATCCATTCCTATCAATCCAAAAGCTGTACTTATGGCGGGAGGAAAGACTGAGGAAGAAGCTGAGATGTTAATTAAGCTAATGCGTGAACGCAGCGAAATTCAAAAATTTAGTGCTCAGTTATCATGACGGAGTACTCACCATACAGGAAAGGCACTGTTCTTGCTCCTGTTGGTGGGGCTAACCATCTTCATGTCATTTGTAATGACCCAATTTATTATCCAATACATGCTTGTGAATGCGTCTTAGTAGTTAATATAACAACTATATATCCTGCTCCTGCCAGGCACGATCCCGCTTGCATTCTTCGCTGTGGTGAGCATGAATTTATTAAACATGACAGCTATGTTTTTTATCAAGATGCAATAATTTGGAAAGTGCCAAGCGTTATTGCTCGACAGCAAAGTGGGGAGCTAATCCCTAAAACTGACATGCATGAATCAATTTTCAAAAGAGTTTTAGAGGGGTTTGAAAAATCAGATTTCACATCTCCAAAAAATAAAAGGTTTTACAAAAATCATTGTTAACCCGCTCCGGCGGGTTTTTGCATTCTAGCCCACTCAGGTGGGCTTTCATCTTAGCCAAATTTGTTTTTAAAATGGCGATCGCTGTTTCTACGGTTCATTTTGCTATTACAGTTGGGGCATAAATGCTGTTTTTTACCGTCAATTTCCCACGTGAAGTATTTCTTCTTAAAACCAGTACCACACACACTGCATCGACGAGGCTTGAACATTGACGCTATGAAGACGAGAGCAATGATTCCTATTATCCATTCCATCTATTCCTCCGGTTCAGGTGGGGTTTTTGTTAGATAAATCTTCGTCTTTCATTTCTCTTAATTTTGTAACTATTGATTCTTGTAGTTTTTCTAAAAACTCACCTTCAAGGCGACTGTAGAGCTTTTCATAAAAATCAGGCATTGGCTCACCAGATTCCTTTGCCTTTCTAGCACTGGATACTTCTTTTTCGATTTCCAATGAATCTTCTAGAATTTGCACTATTTCAGAATTCATTGACCGTCCGTTAGCCTTAGCGCGTTCCGCTATAGCGTCTCGCATCCCATCAGGAAAGCGCACAACAAACTTTTCGTAATCTTTAACCTGTTTTTCAGCCATAACACTCACCATTAAAAAAATGGATGATGGCATATTGCTATTTATATTCAATAGTGGCATTCTGCTTTCAAGGCATAATGCCATCATGAAGGGGGTGAACATGGAAAAGACTGAAGCAAAAACGACTCTTCGTTACCCGAAAAAGGTGAAAGAAGAATTTAAACGAATTGCAGACGAAGAGGGGTTATCGGAAAACGCTGCTCTGGTGCAGGCTCTAGTATGGGCTTTGAAGTTCAGGGGGCAAATGCATGCCCAGTAAAAACGACGAAACCCCATTGGTTGCAGCCGCAGGGGTTTCTAATTTGTCAGTATCTACCAAGGAACTAACAATGAATAGTTTAGCAAAGTCAAATGCAAATAACACGCAAACTTCCGCAATATCACAGTTCCATTTTGATACTCATGCTGTTCGGGTGTTAAGTATCCATAATGAGCCATGGTTCGTTGCTGCTGATTTATGCCGTGTGCTCGAACTATCGAACCCAACCAAAGCCATCATGAATTTAGATGATGATGAGAAAGCCCTAACTTCAATTCAGGGCTTAAGTCGTGGTAATGAAGAGGCCAATATCGTAAGCGAGTCAGGAATGTATACACTGATACTCCGCTGTCGTGATGCTGTAAAGCCGGGAACCATACCTCACCGAGTACGCAAGTGGGTTACTGCCGAAGTTCTTCCCGCAATTCGTAAAACAGGAAGCTATGGAAGTCCACGTAAGTCCACCAAGAAAGCATTGCCCGGTAAAATCACCATCGAGCAACAGGAAGCGGTCAAACAGTTAGTAATGAATCGCGGCAAGGCTCTACCAAAAGAGAATCAAGCCAAAGCCATGATCACCATGTGGTCAGCGTTGAAAAACCACTTTGGTTGCAGCTACAAAGAAATTAATGAAGACCAGTTTACCGACGCTCTGTCTCTGGCTGCGCGAGTTCCTATTGAAGGTGAGTTCCTCGGCAAGCAGGAGGCGTTACCAGCTCCGAAGTTGGAAGTTAGCCTACCTATCCAGTGGTGGTTCGATAACAACCCAGCGGTTAAATACGGTAACCGAGAGAACATAGCCAAAATGAAACAAAACCATATTTGTTTCACTCCGTCACTCCACGTAACCATTGATATGCTGTGTGGCGATAGCGACACATCTGCTGCGATACAGCTTATTAATATCATGGAAATGGCTGGTTATGATGTTTCAGCCCCGAAAGCTGAAATCGTTGCAATGCGCAAACACATCGCAAATGTTGAATATGGGATGAAAGCGATATCCGACGCCTGTATTCGAGCCAAAAACAAAAAGGTTATCTTCCGCGGGAAAAAAGCAGAGATAACCATTAACTAACAATTAATTCAATCCCAACACCAAATCCCAACCCACTTAACTGTGGGTTTTTGCGTTGTTTTGCACCATCCCCCTGCTATCATGTAACGAACTGTTATGGATGGGGATAGGGATATGAAGAAGGTGCTACTGGTTATCGTTGCGTTGCTTATATTATTTTTTGGTTATGGAATGTATGCATCATCCACTCCTGAAGGTAAAGCAAAAGCGACTGATAGGAACGCTATAGATTACTGCTGGTCTACTCATGAAAAAAAATCAAACTCAGATTCTCAACAAAGATTTATTGCTGGCGCTTGTGAGAAAATGGAATCTGATTTTAAAAGTAAATATGGAGTTAATCCTTAAATGAGAAATATGCTTGTAATTATATGCATCAGTTTTTTACTTACTGGTTGCAAAGCAATTATAGCCTCTAGTTCCCCAGATTATTTTTATAAAAACAATGCATATATACGCTCCACTTCTGATGTGAGAAGGGCTCGCGTTTCAGCGCAAATGGTGTGCAAAAGGGCTAATGATAATTACTCGTTTGCTAAGCACGGCTACCCTAGCGACCTAATTGCTTACCCGGAGGCGTATCACAAAGAAGGCAATACAATTGTTTTTGCATGTAAAAATATCAACATAAATCAATCTTTATCAATTAAATTAAAGCTAGAAGAAAATGCTAAAAATGGCGATGAAAGAGCAACGGAGGAACTTGAAGATTATAATAGGATGTTCCCGTTTGATCCCTCCAGCACAACGTGTCTTACATCTGGTAATGAAAAAGCATTTTCAGTAAGTTGTTTTTAACGACAAGCAAACAAACACAACCACCTTCGGGTGGTTTTTTATTATCTGGAGAAAAGTAAATGACAGTATTTGCGCAAGAAGTAATGACTCCAATCAAGTTAAGCGGGTCATTAGCTACGCGGTTTGGTCGAAATCATCAGCGAGTAATAAGCCACACTAAGGAGGCGTTTAAGGCATTAAGCGTAACTATTCCCGGCTTTGAGGAATATCTGGTTACCGCCAAGAAAAGAGGGTTAACGTTCGCCATCTTCAAGGGTGGTAAGAATATTGGTAAGGATGAATTAGACTTAGCCAGTGGCGGGCAAGAGATACGAATAGTACCTGTAATTATTGGCAGCAAAAAGGCGGGTATTTTCCAAACAATCTTAGGTGCCGTTCTCGTCGCCGTGGGCGCTGTTATGACGGTAATGTCTGGTGGTACGGCAAGTCCATTAGCTATGGGTTTTTTTCAGGCTGGCGGGGCAATGATGCTCGGCGGTGTAGTCCAAATGCTTTCTCCCCAAGTAGGCGGCCTTGCATCCAGGCAATCACCGGACAACAAGCCAAGCTATGCATTCGGTGGCCCAGTTAACTCTACGGCTCAGGGTAACCCTGTGGGCGTACTGTATGGCAAGCGTAGAATTGGCGGAGCGGTTATCTCAGCGGGTATTTATGCTGAAGACCAAATGTAAGAGTGGTTACTTTAATTAACGGTAATATTTGTATGTAATGGTGGTTTCAAATCTTGTAGTTGAGACAGTTCAGTAATACTACTTATTGTATATTTCGACATTTCAATTTCCTTATCCCAGAGTAAATCAGCCATTCCTCCGATAGATAACACTCAAGCCGCGCATGGCTAGAGTGGGCTGACCTTACACAATAGAAGATCAGCCGGTAATCGCCATTGAGTTGATCAATAAACACGCCAATGCCCACGAAATGTGGGTTTTTTTATGGGTGAAATATGGCACGTAAACAGATTAAAGGCCGTAAAGGTGGGAGTAGCAATGCCACTACACCTGTGGAATCTCCTGATAGCATTCAATCAACAGCGAAGGCAAAGATACTACTCGCACTTGGTGAAGGGGAGTTTGCGGGCGGTTTAGACGGGACTAACATATATCTTGATGGCACCCCAATTAAAAACCCCGACGGTAGCAGTAATTTCACTGGTGTGACGTGGGAGTATCGGGCTGGCACTCAGGCTCAGGACTATATTCATGGCATGCCGAATGTTGAGAATGAGATAACAGTTAATACAGAACTGAAGTCAGATACGCCATGGGTTCGCTCTGTTACCAACACGCAATTGTCTGCTGTCCGGGTTCGCTTTGGCTGGCCCTCATTGCAGCGCCAGGCTGATAATGGTGATGTTGGCGGTTACCGCATTGAATATGCGATTGATGTTTCTACCGATGGCGGAGCATATTCGACACTGCTCAATACTGCGATAGATGGTAAAACGACAACGCTTTACGAGCGTTCTCATCGAATCAATTTGCCCAAAGCCACAACTGGTTGGCAGATCCGCTCCAGACGGATCACAGCTAATGCTAACTCTGGCCGTATTGCAGATAGAATGAACACAGAGGCTATTTCTGAAGTCATTGATGCCAAGTTACGCTATCCGAATACTGCACTTCTTTATATCGAATTTGACGCCACCCAATTCCAGAATATACCCGCAATTTCTTGCGAGCCAAAGGGGAGAGTAATCCGCGTTCCGACGAATTACGACCCTGACACCCGGAGTTACTCCGGCGTTTGGGATGGTTCATTTAAGTGGGCATATACCAATAACCCTGCTTGGGTATTTTACGACATTGTATTGGCTGAACGATTTGGGCTTGGGCTACGCATAGATTCAACACAGGTTGATAAGTGGGAGTTATACCGGATCGGGCAATACTGTGACCAGCCCGTCCCTGATGGGCGCGGCGGTAGCGGCACGGAGCCGCGCTTTACCTGTGACGTGTATATTCAATCCCAGTCTGAAGCATTCACCGTATTACGTGATTTGGCTGCTATTTTCCGAGGAATGACGTATTGGGGAAATAATCAGCTTTGCGCCTTGTCTGATATGCCACGTGATGTTGATTATATTTTTACGCGTGCCAACGTCATAGATGGCCGATTCACCTACGGCGGCGGTTCTGAGAAGAAGCGTTACACAACAGCCATGGTTAGCTGGAGTGACCCTGCAAACAACTTCCAGGATGCAATTGAGGCCATATCGGATAATGACCTGGTTCGTCGATATGGCATCAACCAGATTGATATGACGGCGATTGGCTGTATCAGACAGACTGAAGCCAATCGCCGTGGCCGCTGGGCATTATTGACTAACAGCAAAGACCGGATAGTAAATTTCAATGTGGGGCTTGATGGTGCCATTCCTTTGCCCGGTCATATTATTGGTGTTGCCGATGAGATGTTGTCTGGCCGGAAGATGGGCGGGCGCATTAGCTCAGCGTCGGGCCGCAATATCACGCTTGATCGCGTGGCTGATGTAAAAGCTGGCGACCGGCTACTGGTTAACTTACCAAGTGGCGTGGCTCAGGGCAGAACGGTACAAGCGGTAAACGGGAAGATAGTCACTATTACTACGGCTTACAGTGAAGCACTAGCAGCGGAAAGCGGCTGGTCTATTGATGCGGATGATTTAGCCATTCAACAATATCGTGTTACCGGTATTGCTGATAATGACGATAATACTTACTCAATTTCTGCTGTGCAGCATGATCCTGACAAATATGAGCGAATCGATACGGGTGCTCGCATTGATGAACGGCCTATCAGCGTAATTCCGCCTGGTGTTCAACCTCCACCAACGAATGTGGTCATCGATAGCTTCTCCGCGCTCTCACAAGGACTCGCAGTAACCACCTTGCGTGTTACGTGGGAGCCAGCAGCCAGTGCAATAGCATACGAAGCAGAGTGGCGACGCGATAACGGAAATTGGATATCAGCACCACGGACATCGGCACAAGGCTTCCAGGTCGAGGGGGTATACGCTGGGCAATATCAGGCTCGCGTCCGTGCTATTAACCCCTCAGAGATATCCAGTGTCTGGGCGAATGCGCAGGAAACCACATTAAACGGCAAAGAGGGAAACCCTCCAATGCCAGTTGGATTTGCAACTACAGGCATTCTCTTTGGCATCACTCTGAATTGGGGTTATCCAGAAGGAGCCGAAGATGCGTTAAAAACCGAGATTGAATATAGCCTGTCTGCCGATGGCACTGACGCCATGCTGTTGAGTGATGTACCGCATCCGCAACGAAACTACACCATGCAGGGATTAAGGGCGGGCCAAGTGTTCTGGTTCCGCGCTCGAATCGTGGATAAATCCGGTAATCAGTCGCCTTGGATTGATTGGGTTCGTGGCATGTCGAGCACCGACACGAGCGCTATTCTCGAAGCTATTGGTGATGATTTCATCAATAACACTGTGGCGGGACAGCAGTTATTTAATAATGATTTCATGAATGCTGAGGCGATTCTGGAGAACGCTGTCGCGAATGATGCAGGTATCGTGCAGCAATGGGCGCAATACGGAAAGAATAAAGCCGGTGTTGTCCACTTAACGACCACTGTCGCTGATGCTGAACGGGCATTCGCTGAGTTTGAAACATTGGTAACCGCGACTTTTGAAGATCAAGCTGCTGCTATTGACCAGAAAATGACTGCCGTTGTTGATGCCGATGGCGCTAGCGCAACATACAGCTTGAGAGCAGGACTAAATTATAACGGTCAATTTGTCAGTGCTGGCATGGTAATCGGTGCTGAGTTTATTGATGGCGTAGCTAAATCATCAATTGGCTTTACTGCCGATCAATTTATATTGCTCTCTGGCCCAACTGGTAATGTATTTTCGCCTTTTGCAGTGGTAAATGGCCAAGTGTTTATGAATGATGCATTTATTGCAAAGGCGTCAATTGGGCGAGGCAAAATAACAGATACCCTTGAATCAGATAATTATGTTCAAGGGCTGTCTGGTCTAAAGCTTGATTTTAAAAATGGCAATGCTGAATTTAATAGTGTAAATATCAGGGGTAATATAACTATGGATAATACGATTAATGGGATTCGTACAATAGTAGATTATCGTGGTCAACGAACGTATCACGCTAACGGGCAACCAGCCATAATATGTGGGTATTTCTAATGGCTGAGCCTATTTTATATGTATCCCCCAGTGATGGGGGAAAGGGTGTCTATATGACATCTGGGACACGATTACTTAGATTTCTAGGGAACTACGACACATTAGGAACAGGCAACCCGCCATCCGTTGTTCTGAATGGTTATACGGGAGGGCAGTTATATTTAGTGCCTACTTCGTTTGGGGGAGTTTCCACCCCTGTTGGGTCGGCGAGCGCGTATGCGTGGTATGTCACCGGGTATTCAATGAATGGTAATCGCATCACCTTTACCACTTCAAATAATAATATGGGGTGGGCGACATTTTCAGCTTTTGAAATTCCAAACTCACCAGCATTTGGTACATATGGGTTATTTTTACAAAATTCAGCTAATTTCATGGCTATATCTGATGCTTCGGTATTGGGTTTTTGCACATGGAGGGGGCAGGTGACTATATCGTCAGATTGGCAAGTTCCAGCTGGTATACCAAACCGTGAAAATGCCATCGTCTTTGCTAATTGGACCGATCCTAATGTGTCGTTATTGTATGACGCCCCAAGTAAGAATATCCACTGCTTTGCTATAAACTCTACAGGTTCAACAGGCAATGGATCTGTTGTTGCGAATGTTTGCGTTTTTACAACGGGATTTTTCCCAGCGCCGCCAGACTCCGGAACGGCAGGGTTAGCTATATTCAACACTTCAGGGCAATGCACGTTTTCATCTCGATACCCCCCTTTAATATTGGCTAATACAACTCAATTGAGTTCTACGCCCAATGCGTGGGTGAACACCGGAATAGCCAGACCCATGGTCCCTCTACCTAGCCTTGGTGGTCTCCCTGCGGGGAATGAGCAAAGTGGAGGCTACCGGGGCTGGTATCGTACTGCTATGCGGATGTCGGGTTCTAGCATCACAGCTGGCCAAGGCGCTTATGTAAATAGCGTACCGATTAATGACAATAAATATGGCAATAGCCCACTGGCTTTACCCATATTAAATACAGACACTTACTTTTAAAATCAATAGGAATACAATTATGTCTTGGTATGAGGCAGGAACAGTCACGTCAGTAGCTGGGACAAATGTGATTACCGGAACAGGTACGCTATGGAATAATCCAATATTTGGCATTGCTTCGGGGCAGATAATATTTATTCCTGGTTCTGGGCAGGTTGTAATATATGAAATACTTTCTGTCGATAGCGATACTAAAATAAGAGTAACAAAAAATATAGCATCAGCAATTACCAACTCTGAATACGCAATTGTCACGACTGTATCAAATTCAATGTCTGATTTGGCGCGTAGAACAGCCGTACAATTAGCTTTATATCAAAAGTTATTAGAAGACTGGCAGGATATAACCACTGGTACAGGAGATGTCACCATTATTGCTCCTGATGGGTCAACAGTAGTTATTCCCGCTCTGTCATGGATTAGTGATTCAAAAACGTGGTTTGATGCAAATAAAGAGTTGATAGAGAATGCAGGCGAAGCGGTGGCTGGGGCGGAAACGGCCAGAGATGAAGCGGTCGCAGCAAAGACAGCGGCCCAGTCAGCAGAAGCAGCAGCGGAAGGTTCTGCAACATCGGCTTCTGGTTCAGCGACGATAGCCAGCGGTGCTGCTGCGGCGGCGACAGATTCGGCATCGACCGCATCTGGAGCTGCAACAATAGCCACGCAAAGCAAAGATGGGGCAGTTTCTGCCAGAAATGAAGCAGAACAATTTGCTGCAAGCGTTAACCCCGATTTACTTATGCATACTACCGGCGGCACATTTACAGGGCCGGTTAATTTGTCTGGCGCGGCTATGTCAGCTCTGCAACCATCGACATTTTCACAACTAACTGGATTGCTGGGTAGATCTGTTAATTTAGTGGTAAGCATACCAACATCGCTAGCCACGGCGACGTTAACCGCAGATGAAGTTGTAGTTCAAACTGAAATTGGAGGGTTGCAATATAAATTAAACGAATTAAATAAAAATATTAACCTCGCAACTACCGGTGCGGGCGGCATGGATACTGGAACTGCCCCGGCAATTGGGTTTGTTGGGTTGTATTTGATATACAATCCATCAACGCGAGAATCTGCATTGCTGGCGGTTAATGCCACCATTGCAAAGATTGGTGAGATTTACAATGGGAATAATATGCCATCAGGTTATTCCGCATCCGCACTTGTTAGTGTATTGCCGATTTCAGCCAGCAAATTCTCTGTATGTTACCAGCATGGTCGTCACATCTCTACGGCTTTAATTAATATAGCAGTTGTATCGCCGGGCATCACCGGGGTTGTTACACAGTCAATAGCAACTGCAGCACCAAGGAATGCTAAGGACTTGGATTTATATTGCGTTATTGTTCAGACTGTCGCTGGAGCTGGCTTAGAGATGTATGTTAAGGCATCTTCCAGCGGAATAGCGCAGACCACGGTAAATGCCACCCTGGGTAACTCAACAGGAGCAATGACGCAATCAGTGACTATGCCTGTAATTACCGAGCAGACTATTTACTACAATATGGCCAATACTGCGTCAGGTAATTACACGATAGCATCAAGGGGGTACTCATTCTAATGGAAATTATTGTTAGATTTGCAGATGAAAGCGAAGAGGTTGTTGTTGCTTACTTGGCGGCATATGAAGGAGACTGGCATCTTGTTGGAACCATAGATTCATCGGATGATAGATGGGGGGTGTTTTTTGATTCCTTACCGTGGTTTATACAAAGCACAATACCGCAGACAACATAAAACAAAACCCCTCAATGAGGGGGTAGTTATTTAATCATAACGGGTTGTCATCATTGACATTCATGGGTGGTTCATTATTTTTCCGTGGCGGCCGTGGTTGTTGCTGTCCTGATGAAGTTAAGGGGGCTAGAAGATGGTGGCGACGATGCGCCAGATGGCATTCGCGCCGACTTAAAAGCATGAAAACAGCATCGTGTGAAAGTGAAAAACATCGATGTTTCCCTTGCCTCCAATATTGAGTGGCCAGTAACGCCAACAAACTCTATAAAAGAGAGTTAATCTTCTCTTTTAGCATTTTGTTTTCCTCTAATGATGTCTCAAAATCAGAGTATTTTACGTATTTCCCTGCGGGGTTTTCCTTGGGTGGGATTTCTGCAAGGACAGGGTAATCGGTAACTTCATAGAAGTTGAATCTTTTAATATTTTCCACGATAAAATCCTTGTTGTTATGGTGCATTAAATTACCCATGCATTTAGTAAGGTTCAAATAGTTTAAACAGATCAATAAGGTGATATTGATCGCTCAAAACGATCAATAAATATTGATTCGTGACTTTAGTTGTAAACTGGAGTTTGGCGATTTTCTCAATGCAAGATTAGGCAGGGATGCCTATTGAGGTGGGTAATGGGGCGGAAATGGGACGTTGAGTCTGATTGACTGTAATCATGTTTAACCAAGTTTGCGCAAGTTGGGACGTGTGATCGACGGCTGGCGCGGTATCTAGTTGGTTTTAAAGGTAGATCTAGGAACTT